GTGACGAGGATAAGAACGTCGTTATTGGTCCGGGTGGCGAACTGACCAGTAAAAAGACGGGGGAGGTTATTCACAAGAACAAGCCTGAATCCAGCATGTCACCAGAGACGACTCGTTACATTGCTGAGCAGCTTGTGCTTGGTAACAAAGGCGTTCTTACTGGCTTGAATCGCGGGGCTCAGGGCGGTGCGACGATTGCAGCGATTCAGGACGAAGCTAGAAAGATTGCTGAGGAGCGAGGTATCGATCCGCAAGGTGTTGTAGATAATATTTCAGCAACGCTGGCTCAGCAGAGTGGGGCACGGACGGCTGGTCAATACAGAACAAAGCTTGATATTTTTGGTGACAGCGCATCTCGTGCTGCTACTCAGGCTATCGAACTATCCAATCTGGTACCACGCAGTAAATGGGTGCCAATCAACAAGCTGCTGTTGATGGGCAAGGATGTGATGAGCGATCCTGACCTGCGCGATTTCAATGCAGGTAATGAGACGCTGGTCAATGAGTATGTCCGAGCGACTACGATGTCAGGCATGAACAGTGATCAGCAAAGAACTCATGCTTATGACATGCTAAGGAAAGCAGACTCCCCAGAGGCTTATGAAAGAGTCGCCCACCGACTTCAATGGGAAGTTGGCAATATCGCCAACGCCACTGAGCGGGCAGTAGAGAAATTGAGGAAAGGGACTGGCGGTCCTTCCATGCCTGAACAGTATCCACTCTCGACACCAAGTGGGAAAGGGGCGCCTGCAGCTGATCCATTAGCAGAGGAGCGTGATGCTATTAAAAGGGGAGCGCCGAGAGACAAGGTGATTGAGAGGGCAATAAAGAGAGGAAAGGATACGTCTGGACTCTGATGGGCGCGTATGATGATCTGATTCCTGAAGCGAAGAAGGGTCCCTACGAGGACCTGATCCCGCCTGAGCCAGGCCTGCTAGCCAATCTTGCCAGTGCTGCCAATGCGGCCGTCATTGGCGGTCCGCAGATGACGGCTGCGGCTCAGACATACATTCCAGGCATGTCAGGCTATGGCAAGACATTTGCCGAGAACCTGCAATCCCAGCAAGCTGCCAATCGGCAAGTTGTCAGTGGCCATCCTGTACTCTCGACATTGATGCAGGGTGCCGAAGCTATCCCTGAGGCTGTTGCAACAGCTGGCATGGGTCCGGTTGGACGCGCTGGCCTCCTTGCCAACAGCCTGATAGAAGCGGTTGCCAAGAATGCTATCCTTGGCGGTATCAGTGGCGGACTTCATGGTGCCACCAATGTACCAGGTTGGCGTGAGGCAATATCTGAAGGACTGAAGGGTGGCTATGAAGGAGCGGCTGTTGGTGGCGGAGTCACACTTGCTGGTAAATTAGCTGGCAAGGTTCTTCCAGATATTACGTCTGCCAAGGACATCTGGCGTGGTGTAAAGAAGGCAGGGAGTTGGATTGATAACAAGCTTGCTGGCACACCACCACCGCCTCCTGTTGCCATTGATCCAATGGCTCCTATTCGCACGCCTTCTGGCCATACAATGGATAGTCCGCTAGCTCAGAAGAACGAGGCGTATCAGCGTGCCTATGATCTTGGAGCGGCGTACCGTCCGAGCGCCTTCAATGAACTGGTTGACAGCATGGTTTCGGATGCAAAGAAAGCTCATATCAATCCTGTTGAACAACAGGGATCAGCAGCTTTTCTTGACACGATTCAACAGGATGCTGCCAGAGTGCAGCAGACTGGACAGCCAATCACACTTGAAGAGCTGGATAGGTGGCGGAAGGCAATTCCGAGTAGCGGCAATAATGCGGCATTCGGGCGTCAATTCAGGGACAGGATTGACGAATTTGTACAGAAACCTGGAGTTCTGGCAACTCCAACTCCTGAAGCTGCAGAGGCGATTCAATCAGCACGCCAAGCTAATCAGGTCTATGAGAAATCAAATGCCTTGAATGATATTCTGAAAGACAAGACCAATATTCAGCTCAGAAATAGCCGCAAGAACTTTGACAGTTCAAACCGCTTGGCTGCTGATGTGTTCCAGAAGAATCAATATGGTCTTACGCCGCTTGAGCAGCAGCAAGCCCAGCATGTCGTAGCTGGTGGTGGCGTGCAGAATGCTTTGCAGGACGTTGGAAAGATATTTGCTCCACGTAGCAATCCGTGGATGGGCGGGGCCGAATTGCTTGGAACTGTTGGCATGGGGGCACTTGGACATGGAGCAACGTCATTTGCTCCTATTGGTCTAGGTCTTGGTGGAGAGCTTGCCAAGGCTGGTGCCGCCAGAATGAGCAAGGCGAATATGGACAGGTTGCTGAGCACGGTCCTGCGTGGCGGCAAGCAGGCAATCCCGTTGCCTTCACAATCAAGAACGCTCTGGGAGCAGCGGCTTTACAATCCATTGATGCAACAGCGGCAGAACATAGAGGATCAGTACAATGCCCCGTGATGGAGCTGGAACATACACGCTGCCTGTCAACAGCGTTGATCCTGCTGTGTTCAACACGACGATCAGCGATGTCGATTTCAATGCGACCATGAATGACGTCGCCAGTTCTCTGACAGGTTCATGGAGTCGTAGCGGCAATGGTGCTGCGCTTGCAGACATGTTGATGGGCGGGTTCAAGCTCAGAAATGTTGGCGCACCTTCTGTCGGCACTGACGCTGCCAGGCTGACTGATCTGACGCTTGGCGGAGATGTAACAGGCGTGCTCGCCACCAATACGGTAGCGAATGTGCCTGGCGGTGTCGTGACAGGTCTTGCTGCTGGTGCGTTCCCGGCGGCTGGCAAGGTAGGTCAGGTATTAACCTCGACTACCACGGCTGTGTCGATGCTGAACAATACGCCGAAGACCGTCGCTTCAATTGCTGTGACAGCTGGCAACTGGCTGATCACGGCCAATGGCCACGTCAACTTCGTCTCTCCAGCTGTCCCGAGCCAGTTCTCATGCGCGATCTCGACTGTGGACAATGCGTTCACGGTTGCTGGTGATGCACGCGGTGACAATCCGACATTTGGAGCGGCGGGCACCGTGTTCCAGCCGGCTGGCAGCGTGGCTGTGTCGAACAGTGGTACGGTAACCTACTATCTGGTCTGTTATGGGCTGTTCACGGCAGGTGGCAGCGTCAGCGGTGGCGGGACAATCACAGCTGTAAGGTTGGACTGATGCTGTCGACCCTCATTGGCTTTGAAGCCGCTGCGCTCAAGAACAATGGCATCAACTATTATTTCATGGTCAACCATGAGATGACCATCAAGGGGCTGCAGATCGACTGTTCGTTTGCCCCGCTGTCACCTGATGTCACTGGCTTTGCGGAGATATTCGCTTACGGGTTCCTCCTGGAGAAGGAGCCGCAGTTTCCTCCAGGTGGCAAGGAAAGCTTCTTCACCGTCCCCAACGATCCGGCCTTTCTCAATGGGAAAGTCTTTCCTCCGAAGGGAATCGCTTTCAAGGGTGGCGGCGTCTACAGGGGCGGCTTGTTTGGAATGATTCTAAAAGAGTGGATGCCGCGAGGCTGCAACAAGATATGCTGCAACAAGCTTGGTCTGAAGGCATCGATCGGCAATTGGATCGTGTTCCATGCCGACCACATGGGGGCCGGGCCGGTCGATTTCGAGCTGCAGGCGGTTCTCACCTACAATCCTCACTGACCCATTTGGACTGGCGCAAGATTTAGTCTATATATTCTATCAGCTAGCTACTGATAGGCCCGTCCCGGGGTTGAGGATTTTCAAATGGCCAAGTTCCAGACTAATAATCGTAGTGCTACCACTCCTGCCCAGACCAACCTTACGACGACAATGAAGAGTATGGTTGAGCTGGCCAGTGCAGCTTCTGGCAGAGGCCAGCTTTATGAGCTGGAAGTTGGTGCGGATGGCGCTCCGAACGCGACTGACTGCCAGATTGTCTATGATGTGGTCAGAAAGACTGTTGCTGGAACCGGTGGTGTCACTGGCATTATGAATGCCCTCGATTCAGCCAACCCGGCTGCGAGAACCACGTGTACTATCAACACGACTTCTGAAGGCACCATTACTGCCAATTCATCCCTTCTTGCCATTGCGCTCAATCAGCGTGCTTCGCAGAGATGGATTGCAGCTCCTGGCTCTGAACTTGTCTGGCCAAACACTTCGGCGGCAGGCATTTGTTGCAGAGCATTGTCTCCAACCTATGCAGCGCCTGTTCTCATTACGACGTTTTTTGACGACTTGTAATCGATGTGGCTCAAGCCTGGCGGCTATACGATCATCAATGGCCCACATGGGGTGAAGGAGATGGACTCCTTCACCTGCGGCCATTGTCAATGGGTCACATTTGTGGACGCAAGGACATCTCCCGAAGACCTTGGGGGGAGATGCACATGCTGCGACAAGCTGATATGCAAGCACTGTGTCGGCAAGGGCTGCCGTCCGATAGAAAGATGGCTCGAGCAGATGGAATCGCGCCGCCATATTGAAGCGCTGATGCATCCTAGAGACTGGTAATCCTCCTGCCTATGGCGGCGACTGAGCCATGACCATCGCCGCCTCCAATCTTACCAATGCCGGCGCACTAAATTCCAGTGCTACCAGTTATGTGACGGCATCCATTTCGCCGGCTGCCAATGCTCTTGTCATTATCAGCATCTCCAGTCAGGCAGCGGCTACAGCCAATACTCCTACAGTCACCGGTGCTAGTGGAACCTGGGTCCTGATAGGAACCAGGATTGATGCGTCGAATACTCGGCGTGTCACGATGCTGCGTGATCAGTCGGCGTCGCCTGGTAGTGGAGCTCTTACGATAGATTTTGCTGGTCAGACACAAACCAATTGTGTCTGGTCGGTCGATAGTTTCACTGGGACAATCGTTGATACTGCAAATCATGGTGCAGCGGCGATAGTTCAGAACGTTGGCAACAGCACCACCAGCGGTGCGACTACATCCTTTTTGATTACTCTTGCGGCATTCAAGTCATCGGCAAATATGGCTTATGGCCAAGTGAGGAACAATACGGCTGGTGCAATTACAGTCGGTTCTGGATTTACTGAGCTCTCTCAATGTACAGGTATCAGGGTTGATACCGAATACAAGCTGAACGACAATACAGTCGACTGGTCATGGAGCAGTCAGACGGTTATCAGCGTTGGCCTTGCGATTGAGATCAAGGACAATGTGCCGTCTTATGAAGACGTCAACGGGAGCGATGCCCCGAATACGGCGGCTCTAAGAGCCAGATATGACAATGGCAAGACATCGCTTGCAGCCACCACGCAGGCTGTAATGCCGATCTTCATACCCACGGTGCCGGCGGTCACTCCTTCCACCTATTTCTTTCCGAGGATCAATGAACTACCGCTGGCGCGTGATTATAGAACAGCCTTAGAGTCTACCACGCATCCAACGTTCCCGCTGGCGTTCAGGACGGCGGTAACACCATCCACGTATTTCTTCCCGAAGATTCAGCCTAAGCGCATCGATCCTGATGTCATTGGCACGTCCTTGCGGGCGACCACCAGGCCTATCTGGCCACAGGGCCCTCCGTCAGTACTCTATGATCCTGCCGCAGTTACCTTGTTCGCAGCGATGGCTACACAGCCGTCAGATGCTCGCAAGGCGCTCTACAATGCCATTATTGTTGCGCTCAAAGCTGCTGGCGTATGGACCAGGATTGATGTCCTGTATCTTGAAGCTGTCGAGACTGCCCAGCAGGCGTCGCTCAACTGGAAATCGCCTGGCACTTTCACGACCACGGATACCGGAACTCCGACATTCACGGTCGATCGAGGCATAACCGGTGTAGATTCAACATCCTACAAGAACACCGGATTCGTCCCCTCCACCAATGCCGTCCAATACACTCTCAATGACCGCTCTGCTTTCGCCTGGAGCCTTACGAATACGAGGGTCAATGGAGAGTTTCTGTTCATTGATCAGGGCGGGACTAGCGGACGATGCGCCAACGATCCATGGCAGCTTAGCTTTGATCGTTCATCGGCAACTCTCAACACTCCTGGTGGTGGTACCAGCGTAACAAGTCCTGGCGGGGCTGATGGCCTATTCGTCTGGACAGGTACCAGCTCCACCACGTTCGACTGCTGGAGAAACACGACACTCTTTGGCTCTCCGAGCCAGACTACGGCTGCGCTCCCAACCGTTGCGATGACCTTTGGCGGGTGTTCTCGCACCGTTGCCATGTTTGGCATGGGCGCGAGCCTGACCAGTCAGAACATTTCTGATCTTCGCGATGCATTCCTCAACTATCTGAACGGAATTGGAGCACTCAGCGGGCCAACACCCTCGGTGATGGGCAAGCTGGTTGTTCAGGAGGACAACCCGAGACGCCCTGACTACCGGGTGACGCTGGCCGACACGACCGAGCCTGTAGCTCCGATATTCATTCCGGCTGTGACGGTTACGCCTGCCGTAATGGGCAATCTGGTTATTACTCCAGACCCGCTCCGGGCGGATTACTCGCGTACGCTAGAGGCGACGACACATCCTATCCTGCCACCGAACTTCCCGGCCCCGGCAGCGACGCCAAGTTTCTTCTTCCAGGCCATCACGCCTGATCCGATCCGGCCCGACTACAGAATTGCTCTCGCTTCAACGACCCAGCCAGTCAGGGATTTCAGCTTCGTCCAGGCCATTACACCTGCGACCTGGTTCGATCTGTTCGTTGCCGATGACAGGCCAATGCGGCCCGACTACTCGCGGGCGCTGGAGGCGACTACACACCCATACACACCGGCTATTCCGCCTGCCCCTGCAGCTACGCCGTCATTCTATTTCGACTTGACGGTCCAAGAGGATAACCCTCGCAGGCCTGATTATTCCAGAGCGCTATCACCTTCTGTTATCTGGCCAGCCCAGCCACCTGCTCCACCAGCAGCTCCGGCTCTGGGCTGGGACCTCGCTCTCCTGGAGGACCTACCACGCAGGCGTGACTACAGCCGGGCTTTGATGCCACAGCCGGTCAAGCCGTTGCCGGTCCCGCCTGCTGCGATTGCCCAGAAGCCATTTTTCAAGACGCCTGATCAGGGTCTGCCTCAGAGGCCGGATTACGGTGTTGTATTGCGGGACAGCACGGAGCCTGTTCTCGGCCGCGGTGATCCATGCGCCAACATGCTCAGGAACCCTGGCTTCGAGAGCGGTACGCTTGCTCCGTTCTGGACAGCTACTGGCCCGGCAACGACTGGCGTCTCCAACACGCCATCTGACGCTCGTACGGGGACCTGCAGCGGGTTCATATTCAGCACCACAGGTGCGATGGCGTTCACACGGATACAGCAAAGCGTAACCGTTCAGCCAAACACGGACTACACGGTAAGCTGCTGGATCAGCTCCCTCAATACGACTGGCGGTCTGGTTGGTGTCGAGAACACTGATGGCTCGTCGGCATGCACGATTGGTGGGTTCAACAATGCCAATCCTCCGGGCCCGGTTGTCAATTCCACCTATCAGCTGATCCGGACATTCTTCAACTCGGGACCGAACTCAACTGTCATCGTCTGGGCAGGCTACACGCCTCCTGCGGGCACGTCACGGATTCAGATTGATGATTTCAGTCTGGTACCGATTGGCTGTGACCCGCAGACTCCTAGTCCATGGTCACCCGTGGATGGGCCCCAGATCATCCTACCGGTGGCGCCTGATTATTCTAGGGCCTTAGCATCCACTACCCAGCCGGTTGGGCCTACTCTTCAGCCAACTGTCACGCCCCAGTTCGTATTCATGCCGAGGCCTATTACCGGGCTGGTACCGGGCCGGCCTGACTATTCTACCGCTCTGGAATCCACTACACGGCCTGTAGGACCAAAGCAGCTTCCTGCCGTAACGCCCAGCATCACGCCTCTTCGTGGCAGGCCGAATGATCTTCCAACATACGCCGATTACCGTGTCGCACTGCATTCGACAACGCGTCCGGTTGGCGGACTTCTTCCACCAGCAGCCACACCGGTATGCGCCAAATGGGGAGTCGGCCACTGGGGCATTGATCTCTGGTGCGGACCTCAGCCACAGCTGTTCCCGCTTCCAAGGCTCGAGGCTCAGCCCTCAAGGCCTGATTACAGAGTCGCTCTGACCTCGACGACGGTAGCTGTCCAGCCTGTATTCAGGCCGGCCGTGACCCCCACGATCATGTTCGACATGACGCTCATGGAGGAGCGTCCGAGGGCACGCGACTACAATGCAGCATTATCCACCACAACCATTGTTGTCGGTCCTCTGCAGCTACCTGCTGTCACGCCATCGATCTGGTTCGATCTGACAATTCAGGAGGACAATCCCAGGAGGGCGGATTACCGCGTAGCGCTTGATACTACTTGCAGGCCTGTTACCGGAATCCTGTCATTCGCGTCATTTGGTACGCCGAGCATATTCTTCGATCCGCCTGATCCGCCGCTGCCGACTGCCAGGGACTATCGCATCACCTTGATGTCGACTACCCGGCCGGTCGTACCGATGGCATTCAGGGCAGCGAAGACACCTACGACATTCTTCTTCCCGCAATGGCTGCCACAGTACTGGCCGGCAAGATTCTGGCCTGTTCCTTTGGCTGGTGGCGGCTCCAGATGGACTACGCTTCCTCCAGAGTTCGTGCCACCACCACCGCCGCCAGAGGCATGTATCGTAACATTCTCGGCCACTGGTGATCCGGCGGCTGTTGTTCTTCAGCCCGGCTCTTCGGTGGCCGTCAGCATGGCTGGGGTGCCGGCAACAGCAGCGGTAGCCCTGGTTCCGGGGACGGCTACTGTCGTGACGCTCACGAGCGGTCACGAAGTCACTGTGGCTCTGGTGAAGAATCCTGGGTGTCCGTGATGGCTCTCTGTTCCATCTGGGCAGCGACTTTCATTGCGGCGATCATCGACGGAATGTCTGGAGCACCAATCGTTGCCCATTGCTGCAGTTCTGATGGCTGAGAACTCCGAACGATGGCGATGGCATCTTCCAGGCCAGCAGCGATTTTATCAAAGGCCTTCTTTGTCATGTCATTCACCATCGATCTTTGGATCATATGGTCTTAGCGAGCCGTCAGGATTGACGCGACTATTTGTGATAGGCACCCAGCCACCATGGCCGTCAGGAATGATTCTTCCTGCCGGCGCAGTGACCTTATTTATCCACAGGAATATTTCCAGCGCCTTCTCTGCCTGAGCCACAGGAGGGAATAACACCCCGATTTTGTTGAGGATTTCCTCGGTCACTTTTACCTGATCATCGTACTTGCCTTGAGCCAGGCCTGTTAATAACTTTGACGCAATTGCTGCCAGGGTTTCGGCATGGATATGGAGATCGGCGACTTTGAGATCATGGGCTGTACTGGCTGGCCCCCAGGCTTTCAGTTCATCGTCACGGAACTTCCGCCAGTCGTCACCTGATATTTTTGGCATCAAGCGAGCCCCTTGGCTTTGATGTCCTCAGCCTGGGCCACGACGGCAGCTGGGGAGTGGACGAACAATCCCCATACGACCGATGCTATCGGGAGGATGATGCCGATGACAGCCTGTGATGTGCTGTCAGAGATCACACCGCTCGTTACGAGTGCCCCGCCTGCATAGTTGGTAACGGCTCTGATTATGGTTGCGTATTGCTGGAATGTGATTGTCATTTTATGTCTCCTATTGAGTGCTTCATTTTCTTCTTCATGCTCTGTTGCAAACAGAACAAAGGCCCAAAACCCGCGTTCCTCACGATCATTGTGCTGGGGGTGCCGCTCTACGTCTCTGAATCCCCAATATCTCCATAATAGTCCATCTCCCGCAGCATCACGATAGTTTAGCATATGCCTGGTCCGATAGTTCATCTCTTCCTCCTCAGCTGTTCAAGCTCATTCTTGAGTGTGTCAATTTCCTTCACATGCATCATGAACACTGCCTCTGCCGCATCGAGGGCTTCATGCGAGGTCTTGCATTCATCGATGGCGTGTCTTAGCTCTTCGATCGGCCCCGCTCCATCGGGCACTGCAGGGGCTATGGAGGCGCTAGCGGCTTCGGCGACAGCTCGCGCCTTCATCTTCTGTACAATGATCGTGATTGCCAGAACTATTGCGGCGATCGTTAGCGTCACGAATATCGCCAGGATAGGCCCTCTGATTCCCTGAGACCACATCCACAGCATTGATCCTGCTGATCCTACTACGGCGGTGCCTGCCCCTATGGCCTCTCCGGTACTGACGGGCTTCTCAGTCTGAGGCTGAAATGCCTTAACGCATTTCTCGGCATAAGCTATGCGCTCGTCTAGATGCTCATATTTCTTGGACGGAGACTCGAAGTACTGTGAGAAGTTGGCCGTGAGGTTGGCAATTGACCTGCCGCCAGGGTTCTTGAGCTGGGCATTCAGCCAACGCAGGCCATGGCGTGGCAGGTTCTCAAGCTCCCAGAACGCATAGTTGAACTGGACTACGCCGTCTGCCGGGTTGAGACCGCGGGCTTCAGCGAACCGTTCCAGGCCGCTCAGTCTGTCGAGGCGCCATTGTCCAATACCCTGGCTTCCATGGTCTGTTGTCATCCTGTACGCGCTCGGCAGATGTGGACTGCCGCTCTCCCATGAGAAGTTGCCGACTATTGCTCCAGCGCCACGGACAGAATAGCCGTTCGCGACGCATTGCTTCATGCCGGCCATTTGCTCTTTGGTTATGATCACGGACGTATTGGGAGCTGCATCACGAGATTTGTCAGGCGTTCCGTGTGGCCTTTGATTCTGTCCACGATCGCCTGCAGCCGAGGGTCCGTGAGCTTGGCGTCCGCCACGGCTCCCTCGAGTGTTGTGAGCATCTTTTCGTGAGCTGCTACGACGGCGTCAAGCTCTCCGACAATGTCGGTCATGATCTGTATCCATTGGCGATTGCGAGCCATTCGTCCATATGCGGCCTGATTTGCTCCATTTCGGCTACGGTCAGTGCGTCACGCCATGATCTGAATGATACGATCCCGGCTTTGGCCATTGAGAGGCCTTCGGCCACAAGTCTTTCTTCTGGTGTTGCTGGTCGTGGATTGGCGTTGTAGCCAGCACCGGTAACCTGGTTTGGTGGGAGTGATGTATACAGCTGGTTCGTTATGCGGGACGCATTGCCTTTATCATCGAATTTCAAATTGTCTGGGAAATCATCATTGATAATGTCCTTGGGAGACGCCTTGACTCTGAGTCCCTGCATCGGCTCTCCCTGGAACTGGGTCATGACCGAATAGAGGATGACTTCCTTGCCTTTCCACTTGTCGGTCTCGTCACCGAATGCGAGGGCTAGCGTCTTGCCGTTGCCCTTGTTGAGTACCATGCCTTTCTGCCATCCGCGGAAGTACATGACTGGCTGTTGATCGCCTCCCATGCCGACCTGTTCGAGGACGACATTGGAAATTATGACCTTGATTTCTTCTCCATCCAGGTCATGAGACTTTACATACCTTGACGGGAATGCTGATGAAATTTGCATGATCATGATCCCTTGCGGTAACGGCGTATGATTTTTGCTAGCCGTTCTTGTTGGCTGATTGATGGGCTACCATTATCGACATTGTCAGAAAGGAAAATGCGTTCCCATTCGTCAATCTTGAATCCATTTCCATCTGCTGCTGCAAGTAGAGTTTGAGCTTCTTCTGCAAATGTTGATGACTCTGACGTTGAAGACGTGGTTTCTGATTGAAAGTATCGTGTCAAATACGACCTTGTAGCCTTTGCAGTGAGTTCACTTGCTGCAAACTCACGGAGTATTGACATATCAAGTTTCATTTTGCTCCTCCTAGTTGAGTGGTCTTGTCACTGTAAGGTCCCAAAGCCAGTCCCCCACATAATCCTGGGAGACGATCTGCCATCCCATTTCCTGCAAGCGGTTGACGGTCTCCATTAGCTGTTCAGTGTGGCATCTCACGAACCTGTATGTTTCCTCCTTCATCGCGGATTCTCCTTGTCCGATCGTTCATAATTTCCTGGACTGTGATGATGTTGCCAATGATCCTGTTCTGCTCTTCGAGCATGCCCCTCATGACCATGATCATCTTCTCCAGAATGTCGACGCGGTTCTTCAATTCGTTCATGTTGCTTCTCCTTCTTTCTTTCTATTGCGCCATGCTCGCAGATATCCTGCTATATAACCCCTTCTGTATGTCTTTGACTTCTCACGCTCTTCGGGAGTTTGTGGATTATAGATGCGCCATTTGTACCGTTTCTTAGCTCTTGCTTCTGCGGCCACTTGGTAATTGCTTTTCATTCTTGGTACGCCTCTTTTCATTCCACAACGCTACAAGAAACTTCTGATTGTCCAGCCAGCTGAGCTTGATGTCATCCTTACCTGAAATTGCATCTGGCAACATCTGGTCTTCTGCATCTCTGGCGATCTCTCTCTGCAGTTTGTTGCGATGTCGTTTGCATTTGATGCAGCGGCCATCGTCGTATTTACAGACGCTGCCGCATACTTCGCATGGAGTTCCCTTGATCATGGCTGTTTCTTCTTGAACAATTTCGAGGCCTGAAGCTTCGTGACCTTCCAGCCTTTAAGAGTTGTTGGTTCTACTGCCTTGTAGGCAGCACCTTTTTTTGGCTTGCCGAGGAGTGCACGGAAAGCCGCTGGTGTCATTTTCCCTGCCACCACCACATCCACCAAGGTTTGGGTGGCGGGAATGATTTGAGGCGCTCGATGATCAAAAGGCCTTCACTTACACGTAGTTCAACCGGGAACCCTGGAGCGACGATGATGTCGAAAGAAGAGTCCCTACCACTGCGACATAGGCGAGCATGATTGCTCATGACCTCCATGACGAAGGTGGCCTTTCCTTGATAGATGATCATTCCGACTCAGTAGCCTCCGTTATAGATTCTGCGCTGCTGAGCTTCGAATTGCTCATTTTGCTGTTGGCGAAGCTGCTGACGCGCAATCTCATTCTGCTGGAACTGCTGATTGAGTTGCTGTTGTTGGTACGCCTCATTTTGAAACTGTTGATAGTAATCCTGTGCGCTGGCTTCGCTGATTGCGAGAATGAGCGCGATTGTGAGGACGATTTGAGCTAGAGTTTTCATTTGGTGACCTCCTTTGGGTCTCTGAAGTGCTGTGCGATTGCTCTTGGTAGCTCGCCCCATGATTTTTCAGTGAACTTGACTGGCTCGGCCAGTCCTACGTTCAAGAAAATCTGAGCAAGTTGCCATGGTGTTATGTCTGGCAACGGGTCGAACTGTTTCCGAATTGTAAAATCGCTCTCTTTCACGGTGGATGGGATTGTGTATTTCACGTTCATTGGATTGCTCCGAGACAGTGGTAATAGGTCCGTACTGACATTGTTCCTCCTGTAAAATAGACAGCGGCATTGATGTAGTAGGTTGTCTGTGCGGCGACCTCGACGCGGATTGGTGCTGTCTGGGTTGTCATACTGTATGAGATGCCGCCTGATGGTCCTGTTGTTGCGCGTGCAGGGAACTCAGCGAGAATGTCCTTGATGGTTCCGAGAGAAACCTGCAGCGCCTGAATCGTTGCTCCGTTTGCATTGGCTGTAGCGGATACAGAGCAGTCCCAGCTGCCCTTTTCGAGAGTGAACGACTGGCTTGTGACTGGTCTGCCTGAGACGGGATATTGCTGCCACGGGCTTGTAGCGGTGCAGAGCATGAGCGCTGCGAGCAATTGTTTCAGCATTTCTTTTTCAGTTCCATGATTTCACGTGCAAGTGTGTTGTGGTTTTTTTCAAGCTGATTGATTTTGGACAGAAGAATACGGTTTTCAAACTCAACCAGGCTTTCAATCTCTTTTCGAAAGAGATTTTTAAATTCTCTTTCTGTGACTTGAAGTTTTACTGTTCTCATGATTCCTCCAAGGTGAAGTGCCAGCAAGGAATCAACCGCACATTGGAGTGAATGTGCAGGGACTCTTGCCAGCGGCTTGCGAGCACTGGTCGACCTACTGGCACTTCACAATGAGGCATGCGTGCTTCATGCTGAAGAGTCAGGCTTGTTCGAGCACTTTTTTCATTGCTCGTGCCATTTGGCCTGCGGCTGGCCGTCCGAGGATACCGGCTTTCACGGCCCGCCCCATTGCTCCCTTGAATGCAGCTGCGTGTTTTGGAGAGGATGACGGGGTAAATACTTCAACTGAATGTTCGGTAATTTCATCAGCTTTTGAAGCCTTTGATGGTTTCAGTGCCGAGAATGGGATTTCAACGGCAAATTCGTTCGCTGCTTGTGGTTTTTGTACTGGAACTTTTTTCCTTTGAGACGGAGCCCTCAAGACAAAGCTTCTGTCTTTATATACAGGTTCCAAATTGCTCACGTCGTTCAGGTCGACAAAATTCCCATATTCGTGTTCATAGACTACAGCATGGCAAGGCGTACCGTTTTTTGCCAGTTTGTCGACGATTAGAGCTGTAGTCTTGTAGAACGCGGCTATATGGACGGGATGTGGAAATGCAGATTGATTTTCGACATCGATCGCACAATTCGACAACCGGCATCCGATCGAGCTTCCGGCGATGCCCTCTATGGCATGTTCCAACGTACCGTTGATTTTGACGGTTTTCTTTGCATTTTCCCATTCCACGTCCCACCAGAAGGCGCACGGATTTTCATCTGGCCCATAATAGATGCGCTTAGTTTTCCTACTCATGAGGATGTTCCCTTAGGCTGGCAACCATCGACACAAATTCCCTCTTCGCTTCCAGTGCCAGTTTGAAATGCGATGAAGGCAATGGGTAATTTTTCCAATCTTCCCCGAACAAATGAGTCCAATATGACTGGAACGAGAGGATGTCTCCCAGCATATTGCTAACGCTGCGCTGCCATTGCTCCACTGCAGTGTTGCAATCGGTGCATGGTTCTTGATAGGGAAATATTTCCTCTTCTTCTCTTTCTTCAATTTTCGTTTGGAGATTGTTTTTATTATTGCGAGCTATTTTTCGTGCTTCTTCTACAGTTAGCGATGGTGTTTCATCAACAATTTTAAATCTGTCAGGATGAGCTATGAGAGACTGAGCTATTCCAAACGAAATATTTCGACGTCGAAAAGATTCTGGCCAAGCTCTGGCAACTGCTCTTCTGATTTGGAGAGTTGTGACAGACATGCCAATTTCATTGGCAAATTTATGAAGTGTTCGCTCTCCGTATTTTGGCTCTAAACGATTTGCAAGATCGCCAAGCTGCCATTGTTTATCAGAGATATCGAGCATAATTTTTTTGGCCTCTACGACCGCTTCATCATAAGGCACTATGTAGTTTTCAAGTGGTTTCATAAGCTGCAGCATGGCATCCTCTCATTTCTTTGTTTCTTCCAAGTTCTTGATCCGCCTGATTGCGGCTTGGCGATGTTCGAGTGATACGAGGTCACGCGAGGCTTGTTGCTTATCCATTTGTTCTTTGCGTTGGAAGGCCTTTCGTTCCTCACGCCTGGCGTCTGCTACTTCTCGTCTGGCTCTCATTTCGATTTTCAGCTTAATTTGATTATCGACATAATCATCAAGTGGCAGACCTGCTTTTGCAGCTTTCATCTGCATTTTTTTAAGGCGTCCTATCTGGCAATTTGTCTTATCACTCATTTTGCTGCCAACTCAATTCTGGCATTTCGCAATGGGGCAGTTTCCAGCCCCATGCCGAAAGGTCATGTTGCTTTGTTGACTCGTAGCTCTTCAAAATGCTTGTCTCCAAGCTTTCCAAGCTTTTCAACGAAACTGTGGTCCTCCTTCTTCTGTTCATAAAATCGGTATTGGAGATTTTTGAGTTCTTCGTCGCTTCCATTTGCGAGCTGCTTGGCCCATTCAAAGAAGAATTTTCTATCCTTTTTCAGCCGTTTTACTTCTCCACTGAAAATGTCCAGGATATCATTGATATGACGTTCCATAAGAGTCATTTGCATGTCTCTTTTTCAATCGACGTCATAGTCATTGAGGTATCGAGGCGGCGTATTCCTCATGCCTCTGGGCTGGAACCCTCTGTGCTGTTCGCCTCGCCCCTCTCCAAAATCACTCATTCCCCTTCGGGTGTGATTTTGTCGAGTAAGGGGCTCGCCATGCCATCGACGCGGTCCACCGTGGTAGCGTGGCGGATGCGGCCTTGCATAATATGGCTCGTAGGGAGCCTCTGGGCCCAAACGGAACCCGAACGATGGCTGGGCTGTTGCCGGAACTGAGGACATCAGTCCAAGCAGGACGATTGCTGGAATTTGGTATTTCATGGCCAAGACCCCACTGGACTTACCATCCACGTGATAATCATGATTGGGGTTGCCCATAAAATGGTGAATACTATTGCTCCCCATATGGAGCATGGATCGTTAATCATTGCATACCTCGTTTTCGGTCCAATTGTCGCCAAGCACTTCATCGTGATCGAGTTGTCGTTCATGGTGACAGCGAGGCTCGGCTGGAGCTATGATTTGCGGTGGCACGATGATCGTTGGCGGTGGTGTCTGTTCACGATATTCCCGGTCGCGGAACTGGACCCTGAGGTCGGCAGCTTTTGATGCTGCGACCACCTGGTACAGGAACACGAACAGGGTCAGTATTGCTGCTATGCCTTTCATTTCTCCTCCTTGTTCATATGGATTCGGCCGATTGCCTGATAGAGGTCATGGAGAGCGTCACAGGCTTTTTCGGCGAGCAGCCAAAGTTCTGGTCTGTGTTCTACGGCTTCGTGCTGCAAAATCTCTTCGTCCACGCTTCTAGCGAGGAACGATGTCATATGCAGGACCTCGTGCAGGTTGTAATCGTCATTTGTCAGATTTGACATTTGGGGCTTCCATTGCACGTTGATTCCAGGCCCCGATAAGCTTGTGGCGCTGTTCAGCATTGAACTGTAATGCCGAGTCCCAAGGATTGCATGTTCTTGGTGCTCCTTCGAGCCCCCAGATGAACATTCCCATGAGCGAGGCGAAGATGAAGATTGAGAATGCGGCGAGTTTCAGAATGGTCATCGGCTGCTCTCCCATGTCTTTCGCAATTCCGAGTAGCGTTTCTGAGTGATCACGATATCGTATTTTTGGAGCAGTTTTTGAGTTGTTCTTGCGGCTACGCACCATTTGCGCGTGCCCAGTTCCGACGCGATCCATTCACAAAAATCATTCATATCATTCCTCCCATTCCATTCCGCGGACAATCCACTGAATGTCCATTCCGTTTTGGGCTCCCGCAACTCCGATTGGAGCATCCTCGGCCGATCCCTTGTGCCCGGCTGGAGGGAGACTATGAGGTCGTCTCCAATTTCTACAATATGACACATGACCAACCAGATAGCAATTGACAAAGTCGTCTGTCTCGATCAATTCTTTTGTAACAATCCGTAACAAAGAGTGATTAAAGCCAAGCTCATGCAGAAACTGAAGCCTTACAGACTGTCGACCGATGCCATACCTGAGCGACATGCTTCACAGCAAGCCGAGGATCTGCTCCGCCGTATCGAGAGATATCTGGTCAAACACAATATGGCAGACAGCTCATTCGGCATGTTCTCATGCCATAACTCTCATGTTGTCAGTCGCTTACGAGAAGGTGGAGACATCAAGACAGGAACTGCCGTCAAGATTGAGCTATTCCTGAAACAGGACAGGCAATAGTCCACTAAAAAGGTAGACTAATGGAAACCGACAGGGAACGAATTAGAACAGGTTGGGAACATTGGGACTTCAGGCCTGAGGGTGATTGCTGGAGAAGAGACCATGATGGAGTGACGCTGAGAAAGGCCAATCGGTTGATCAAGTGAAGAGCTGGAGTGATCAAGTGATGACAAGTGAGGCGAAACAGGCCCTCGAGCTGTTGCTCGTAATCTGGCCGTTGGTGCTGACGATTCTGGCACTGACGATGTGTTCGGCATAATGGCCATCGTGGCCGATTTGGCTGTGGAAGAAGCTGGGTTTGGCTATAGAAAGAGCTGGGCTAAAGAGCTGGGGTTGGGCTCTCACTTCCCGTACGCATCCGCCCCTCTATGAACCGCACAGCATAAGCCTGCCACCTAAGCATGGGGGATAGGTGCAAGGGTGCGTACTAGGATGTGATGTGGATAACATATGAGTAGTTCAATGAATTCAATATGATACAGCACGACATTGGCAGACCACCTCTCTGCCAGGCAGCACATCGATCGCTCAAAAAACGAAAACGCGATTCACTTTCGCGAGTGGGACTCCAAGAACCTCGATCTGCACCAATTTTAGTTTTGGATTTTCTCTATAGCAGAGCTACAGTCTTAGTTATCCCCGTAATTCACAGGTAATGAATATTTACGAAAAGACGCGCTTATGGAAGTTTCTCTCTAGGGAGCAGCACCGGTAGGGAGTTCTTGGGAGGTTTGGGAGTTGAGGTTGGTTGATGTTCAGCTTCTTCTTCAGCACCGACCCTGAAGAAAACAGAACGGCAGATGACAAGTCCCCCAGAAGCCCATGAGCCAAGAAAAAGAAGGCGCCGAGAGTACTCCGGAGAGGGCTTGGCCTGTGCTGATGGCTGCAAAAATAGTTGCACTTATCCACTGAAATCTTGTCAAGAAATTTACAAGCCTTTGTAAAGAAATTTACAAGATTTACTGGGGTAACAGTCCATTTGGGTCATGCCAGAGGCAGATATTTACGAAATATTCAGGAAAAGGAGGGATCGGCATGTTGTTTAGAAGGTGGAAGGAGCTTTTGGAGGCTCAGAAGGATGCCGTATCGGCAATTGACAGGCTCATGAAGCAGGTTGCTAGAGCGAGGCTTTATGACAGGATCATGGAGACGCATCAGACCTTGGATGCGCTGTATTCTCAGAAGAAATGGTGTCCAAAGGACAAGCTGGAGGCTGCCAGGAAGGATAGAGATCAGGCATATGCCGATCTGATCGAATTTGACCTGGAATCCCGGCATGTTCCAAAGCTCATAGGTCCTCCCAGTCCGACGAATGATTGGAGGAGCAGTTGAGTGCCCGTGACGAGCGTGACAAGGGAATTGACAGGGTCCTACGGCGGGAATTCCAGCAGCGCTATATCGCCTGGGTCGAAAGCCATATCCAGCCTGGTTGGGAGGGGACCGGGGCCGACATCCGGCTGAGAATGGAGATCGGTGGCGCGTTCATTCCTCCGCATCATCACAATGCCTGGGGGGCGAATTTCGGGACGTTGATCGGGTACAAATGGTTCGCAGATACCGGCCGTACCGAGAACAACATCGCCAGGGCGAGTCATGCCCGTCGCAATCCTGTGTGGAGAAAGACCCATGAGTACAGGAGGGGGAAGCAGAAATGAAGAAGGTTGACAGCCAGGTTCGGATTCAGCTGGCTGATCTCAAGGACTTGATAAGAGATGAGATTTATGGGGCCAGCATTGAAATCGGAGCCGATTGCTCGTTGATTGCAATCGCAAAGAAGGACATTAAAAAACTGGTCAGGCGCATCGCAAACAGAGCAATTGTGGGACATTGATATGCATTGGAGCAAAGAGACGTTTGATCTTATGACAAGCTTTGGCTTGAACATCAGGCAGGTTGCACAGCTGGCAGCGTCGATTGAGACTGATCAGCACATTGACAGTCCGCAGGATCTTCAGAAGGAAGTCATTGAAGCTCATGGGAATCTGACGCCAGGGTTCAAGGAATGGTGGCAGATGTATCCACACAAGATTGGAAAAGCGGCGGCTGCAGGCGCCTACAAGGCTGCTTTTACACGGTCTTCGCGGGAACAGTTGATTGAAGGGCTTAAGCGTTACATCAAGCAGAAGCCGAAAGACCATCCGTGGTGCAATCCAGCAACCTGGCTTCAGCAGGATAGATGGCTTGACCAGCCAGCTCCAGCTCATGTCTATAATGGCAAGGTTGTAGGCTTTTGTGGGCCAAAGATGGCCGAAACTCCTGAAGGAACAGCAGCCTTGCTGCAGTGGAAGGCCAAGCAGCTGGAAAAGGAGGCTGCGCACCCGAATCCTCTGACAAGAGATGAAGGCAAGGACAAATTCTACTCTCTGGCAGATGTCTTGAAGGTGCGCGACAAGGTGTTCAGTGAGATTGCCAAAAAGCCCGAACCTGACGATGCCGCATGAAGATTGCCGAACTTGAACTGAACAAGCGCAAGACGGTACGTTGGGGGACACATTACGACACGTCGGGGAATGTGATCAGGACTGTTTTCTATGAGGGAGGTCCGATGTTCGAGTCTACCTATAGCTGCACCAAGCGCCATCTTACTCGCAAGGAGGCGCTGGCTGTCGACGGCGTGATCACAAAGTCGTACAATCCAAAGCTTGTCATTATTGTCTGGGATTCGAAGGATCAGCAGGTAGGCACGCTCGATCCGAACCGGAAATGGGTGAAGGCGCTCGTGCGGATGAATGAAGGACCGCCAAGTTCTTCAGAATATTACGATTCACATGATGAGATTGATCGAATCGATGACTGATTGGCTTTTGAGGATGCAAGAAGAACATGCCGACTAGTGCTGCACAATACAGAGCGAAAGTCGCCAACGGCAAGAAGGGCGGCCGTCCTCGCATCCTTCCTGAAGGTGAAAGGCGTCCTCCTGGAGTCAAGCCAGGCTTCATGTACAAAGAGAACGTGACGCTTAAGCAGAAGGCCCTCAAATACTCGGAGGAGGCTCTGCGGACGCTCGTGTGGCTCATGCGCTATTCCGAGAATCCTACCGTCAAGCTGGCAGCTACTGACAAGATTCTCGACCGTGCTCATGGCCGTGTGCCGCTGTCGCTTGAACATGACGGTAAAGGAGGTGGAGCAATTACGCTCCTGGTTGTCACCGGGGTTCCAGAGCCGGACGAACCTGACGTTCCAATCGAGCACGACGAGCTGGAGTTTCAGCGGGGCACACTGTCACGCTCACCAGAACTTCCAGATATGGCACAAGGCAGTCTTTCATTGGAGGAGATCGAATGAGACCTGAATCCAAAGAGCAGTTGCGAGAAGAGCTGCTTGTTCTTCTGGACAAGCTGAGACTTATATTCCTGGACTGGGATTGGGAAATCGATGGTATCAAGAACGATATTGAGACTCTATCCGAAGCACAGGACAAGATATGGTGTGACGTGGAGGCTCTCAAGAACCCTGATGGAGACATAGCGAGGGCAATGGCACATGATGGAGAGGATACAGCTGTCACACACGATGAGTGACACTCTAGTGTCAGTGTTCCTGATGGACAGTCCTGCTCTGGTGGGAGCTTGTGTGTTCGTACTGTTGTGGGGCAGATATGTACGATGAGCCACTGTACTGGTTCTTGCTGCTTGTGGCACTGATAGTGTTCATAAACAGTACATGAGGAGGAGATGGTCATGTGGAAGACGAAGTGTGTTCATATTCATACCGATCTGACGGATTTGGATCTCAAACGCAAGATCGATCAGCACTGCATTGATGGCTGGGAGCCATGGTCTGCAACAAGTGGCGGAAACACATGGATCGTGCTGTTCAAGCGGAGGGAATACCCAGGAATTGAGCCAACCGATAGTACTTGATTACACTCCACGCCCGCAGTTCATCCCGTTCCACAAGAGACGGCAACGCTGGTCCTGCATGATCTGTCACCGCCGTGCCGGCAAGACTACGGCATGTCTGATGGACATGCTGCGCAGCGCCACGAAGATCTCAGGAGGAAGATTTGCTTATATCGCACCCCTTCGAAATCAGGCTAAGACAGTCGCTTGGGACATGCTCAAGGGATTTGCCCGTCCGGTACTTAAAGGCGGACCAAACGAGGCGGAACTACGTGTTGACCTTCTCAACGGAAGCAGGATTACGCTGTTCGGAGCTGATAATCCTGACGCCCTCAGAGGCCAGGCATTTGATGGAGTCGTGCTCGACGAATACGCAGATATGCCGCCTTCCCTTTTCTCCGTCATTATTCGTCCGGCGCTTACCGACCGACGTGGCTTCTGTGTCGTTGTCGGAACTGTGAAAGGACGTAACCAGCTCTGGCAGACTTATGAGGTAGCAAAGAGCGATCCTCAAAATTGGCACACAGCCTACCTGAGAGCCTCGGAAACACACCTCATTGACGAACAGGAACTGTCAGATGCACGAAGACAAATGGCGCCAGAGCAGTACGATTCCGAATTTGAGTGTGACCCCTATGCCGCCATCCTCGGAGCCTACTACGGCAAGGATATGTCGGACGCCGAACGGGAATGTCGTGTTGGTATCGTGCCATACCAGTCCGGTGTTCCCGTCCATACTGCCTGGGATCTTGGAATGGGTGATTCAACAGCCATCTGGTGCTGGCAACCAGTAGGGAAGGAAATCCATGTCATCGATTATTACGAGAGCCATGGCAACCGTCTTGCTCACTATGTTTCTGAGCTTGGAACGCGCAGCTATGCTTGGGGTACGGATTTTGTACCGCATGATGCGCACGTCCGAGAGCTCGACACAGGAAAGACACGTGTCGAGACGCTGGCGGCGCTTGGTAGAAAGCCTCACACGATACCGCAGCACAAGGTGATCGACGGAATCAACGCCGCACGGCTGATATTTCCGAACTGCTGGTTTGACGAGGTGCGCTGCAAGGATGGCCTCGAGGCTCTGCGCCAGTACCGTACCGAATACGACGAGAAGCTCAGAGTGTTCAAGGAGACGCCCAAGCACGACTGGGCCAGCCACCCGGCAGATGCGTTCCGCTACATGGCCATGGCCTACCGTGAGATGAGAGCCGAGGAACCCAGGCCTGAACCGCAGGGGATATTCATTCCTCTGGAGGATATGGATTACGACGAGTACGAGAAATACGGCAGAGGCAGCAAAAAGGAGCGGGCATGACTGTGGCAGAACGGGAAGAGAAGATTCAATTCGTTACGAAGCGGCTTGAGGAAGCAGCAAGGGATTGCAATGACCTGGTGAAGACTCGTCCTGATGTATGGTGGCGGACTGATTTTCTTCGGCAGCTGGCTTGTGCTGCAATCCTGGCTGTCATGGATTTTGAGAACAAGGAGCGGGTATGAAGTGGCAGCCAGTTGGAACAGTACTAAACTGTGATAAATATGTGCTGATATGTACGGCAGCAAATCAGATTCATGTGGCATTCTTTGATAAGGATGTCGGGAGATGGCAACCAGAGTTCTTCGAGGGGAATTCAGACGATCTTCCACGAGACGTAACGCACTGGATGCCGCTTCCTGATCCTCCAGAGAAGGAATCGAAGTGATCATAGGCCATGACCTGATATTCTACGCAGCGATTTGTTCGGTAATCGCGCTTGTCATATTTTTCATATCAGGGAATGGCCCGAATGACTGACGCCCATGCCATAGCCATCGTGTTCGGGTTCATGATGACCCTGTTTCTTCTCGCGGCAACACATAAATAGGCCATGAAATACTCCGAATGGACATGGTACGAGATTGCAATCGGCATTGCCCTATCCATTTGGATTTTCTACGTCTTGTGGTACCGTCCTGAACTTTCACCATGCGTTGATGCGGCAAGTTGCGCGTGATCAGGAAGGCGGCAGGGGTGAGCAACGTGGACAATAGGAATGGCGGCAGCACGCCACGTCCTGACCCGACAATTCTCACGACGACACAGCTGCTCAGGGAGGTTGATGCCCTGCGTACTCTTGTACGAGGCTGGGTGGATGCGCTCCAGGTTCTGATGGAATCTCAAATCAAAGGGGCGGTCGAGAATATCGTAACCAGGCTTAATGGTAACGACACAGCCTTGGTCGCTGCCCTGCAGGCCCAGAAAGAAGCTGCTGCCAAGCAGACCGAGAACTTCACGGCCATCCTGAACGAGAGCAAGCTGGGCGTCGCCAAACAGGTCGATGCCATGAACGAGAAGATCGATGACCTCAAGGAGCGCTTGTCAGAGCAGGGAGGTAAATCATCAGGAATAAGCTCTACTGTGACAATGGTAATAGCGATCACTGCTGCCATGGCTTCGGTCATCGCTGTCGTATTGAGCTTTTCAAGGGAGACTCCGGTGGTCAGAAGCCTGACATCAATGGCTTCCTACCTGTTCAATCAATGACTTTGGCAATTCAGACAGCCATGATATTGTTCGCGGTCCTTGTGGCAATGCTTGTGCCTCTTATCATCACATATGTGCAGCTCCAATGAAGACCACCGTCCAGAAATGGCTCGACCGCCTCGAACAGGCCGAAAAAGCCAAAGGCATGGAGGAATGGAACCAGCGGTGCAAGGTCATCAAGAGAAAGTATCTGTATGAAGGCTCGCAAAGCGTCCGCACGCGCAAATACCAGCTCCTCTGGTCGAACCAGGAGCAGCTCAGGAGTGCGATCTATTCCAAATCCCCAAAAGGCGTCGTCAACCGCCGCTACTACGACCCTGACCCCGTGGCAAGAACGGCTAGCCAGATTCTTGAGCGATCCATTAATTTTTCCCTCGATACTGGAGATTACCACACGACCTTCAAGCGGGTACGTGACGATTTCCTTCTCTACGGGAGGGGAATTGCCCGCGTCTACTACGAGCCGACCTACAACACGTCGAACGACGAAACGGAAGACATAGCCAATGCAGAAAATGTCCCGGGAGACAAAGCTGAGGGTGATGGACATTCTGTTGAAGTCGGCAGCGGGGGAGGGTCTGAGTACTCAGGAAGTCCAGGACCTGCAGCGGGAGCGCGACTGCTTGGCAATAGACCAGATGACGATCACATCGGAGCCCAGCCAGACCTCGAGTTCGAAAACGTCAGAATCAGATTTGTTCACAGGCAGGACTTCCTCCACGAGCCTTCCAGAATCTGGGAGGAAGTAGGCTGGGTCGCCTTCCGGGCGTTCATGACGAAGAAGGAGCTTGCCAAGCGGTTCAAGGATGCTGGAGAGGATGTCATTGAACAGCTCCAACCAGGCAATGAAAGGGATGAAGCGTCGTCGGAAGATTCAGCGGAGTATTCAGACAGGGAGCTTTCTGACGAGAAGGTGGCCATCTGGGAATGCTGGGACAAGAAGGAGAACAAGGTTTGCTGGATCGCCAAGGGGTGCAGTGATGTGCTGGAAGAGGGGCCGGCTTATCTTGAACTTGACGGATTTTTCCCTTGTCCAGCTCCGGCGTTCGGAACGCTTACGAATGACAGTCTTATCCCGGTCCCAGACTATGTATTTTACCAGGATCAGGCTGACGAGATTGATCAGCTCACTGCTCGTATCGGGGCTCTTGGCGATGCGCTGAAGCTTGTCGGGTTCTATCCAGGTGGCCCGTCAGGAGAAGGCACTCCTGAGATCGAGCGGGCGTTCACGTCTGGGTTCGAGAACCGCATGATCGCCGTCCAGTCCTGGGCGGCATTCAAGGATTCAGGGGGCGGCTCTGCGCCGGTCATTTTCCTGCCTGTCGATCAGGTCGCCAAGATCATCGAGGCATGCGTCAAGCTCCGTCAGCAAATTGTTGAAGACGTCTACCAGATTGTCGGCATCTCTGACATTATGCGGGGAGCAACGGATCCAAACGAGACGGCGCAAGCGCAACAGATGAAGGCGCAGTTCGGTGGCGTGCGCATGAGAGACAGGCAGGCAGAACTCGCTCGTTTTTGCGCTGATGTCTGCAAGCTCACTGGCCAGATCATTGCGGTTCATTGCTCTTCCCAGACAATTCAGAAGATGACCAATATCGACCTGCCGTCAAAGGCGCAGATCCAGCAGATCATCATGCAGCAGATGATGCAATACCGCCAGCAGATAGCGCCGATGGTGCAGCAGTACCAGCAGCAGGTGACGTCAGCTCAGCAGAACCAGGGCCAGCAGCAGCAAGGTCAGCCCCAGATTAACAGCAACCAGCCGCCACAGCCAGGTGCTGGCATCCCAGCTCCTCCACAAATTCCGCCTCCTCCACAGTTCAAGCCGCCTCCGACAGAGGAGGATGTGTTCGGTCTGCTGAAGGATAACGTCCTGCGCCTGTTCAGGATAGATGTCGAGGCTGAAAGCACGGTATCTGCAGATGAATCCAAGGAGAAACAGGATCGTACCAGCCTTATTGAAGCGGCTACGAAGTTCATGCAGGGCTGGGGCCCGATGGTCCAGCAGCAGCCAATGCTCGCACCGCTTGCCGGGAAGCTGCTGGAGTTCGGCGTACGTGCGTTCCGTGTCGGCCGCGAACTTGAAGAGATCATCGAAGAGACTGTCGAGAAGTTCAATGATCAGGCCCAGCAGGGCGGCGCTCAGAAGCCTGATCCGAAGGCTCAGGCGGAAATGATCAAGCTCCAGGGCTTGCAGGTAAAGGCGGCTGCAGAAATCCAGAAGGCGCAGATTGAAGCTCAGAAGGCGCAGTTCGACGCTCAGGCCAAGATGATGCAGATTCAGGCCAAAGCTCAGGCCGACGAGCGCAAGACCATGATGGACGTCCAGAAGAGCCAGACCGACCATCAGAACAAGGTTGTGCAGATCGGTGCCCAGGCTCTTGCGGATCATCACGCACGCCAGCATGAGGTTGGAATGCAGCAGGCCCAGGCTGGCCACCAGGCAGCTCTCGACCATCACGCAAGAGCACATCAGGCATCGATTGATGAGCAGCAGTCGAAGCAGCAAATGAAGCAGCAGGCAGCTCAGGGGGACGACAATGGCTAGTGGACCTACGCTCGCAAGCGCATTGGCCGGCACGCAAGCCAATCTGGCTGCACAGCCACAATTGCCAAGACCAACGTCTCAGCCATATCCTGGAGCGATACCATTGTGGGGCAATTATCAGCCAGGAATGTCAATTGGGGCGATGGCACCGGCCAGCACACCGTATCAGGCACCTGCCTTGACGTCTCAGCCGCACCCTGGTGCCACTCCGATGATGGGTGGTAGCTACAATCCTGGTCTGGATGCTGCGTTGAACAGTACAATGGCGAATATTGCTGCTCAGCCAGTGATTCCAAGACCGACATCCCAGCCAATTCCTGGTGGTTCTGCCCCGATGCTTGGAAATTATCAGCCATCTTCCGGGCTTGGAGGTCTGTTCGGAATGAACAATCCATGAAAATCGCCTTCGTGGCTACAGCATTGATATGGCTGGCAATCACGCTGGCCGTCATCTGGTGGATCGAGCATGACTGAGATTACAATAGCCAATCTGCTGTTCGGTGGATTTGCAATGTTGACTCCTTCCGGAATCTCCAATCCTTACAGCTTGGCCAGCATGGAGCCGGCTGTTTTTCATTGGACGCCAGGATATGGCGATTTCCCTGGTGCGATGTGGAAATCGTATGTGGTGCTGCCACGATGACAGACTGGCTGCGCTACTCGATCATTCCGACGTTGATGATTCTCCTGTTCGGGATTTTCATCATGGTGCTCACGGCCAGAGCCTGCATCATAGGCGCTCCCTCAGGTGGCCAGGCTCCCGTGATCGACAGCAACAAGATCAGCCATGTCGTTATCGTGATGGAGGAGAATCAGGCCTACAGCTCTGTCTATCCTCAGCCGTCTCTTCCGTATTTCAACAGTCTTGCAAACACTGGTGGTCTTGCGACGTTCTACTATGGCAATGTCCATCCTTCGATGGGCAATTATTTCTGGCTGACGGCAGGCCAGCTGATCAGCAGCAGTGATGCCTACGATCCAGGTGCTGGCGGCAACACATCAGACAACGTCGTCCGCCGTCTTCTTCTCAACGGCAAGACCTGGAAGGAATATTGTGAGAATCGCCCCTCAGTCGGGTATATCGGTAACGATGTCTACCCATTCATCCAGCATCACTGCCCGCTTGGATACTTTTCGGATGTTCGCGGGAGTGGTGCCCAGCTCAACAATCTTGTTGGTTTCCCACAATTCACGACCGACCTCAACGCTAACAATCTACCATCCTATTCCTTCATCGCCCCAAACCAGCTCAACAATGCCCACGATGGCTCATTGGCAACTGCCGACGCCTGGCTGACCACCAACATCAAGCCGCTAGTTGACAACCAGCTCGTGATGCAGAACACGATCCTCATGGTCCTGTTCGACGAGTCCGTCTCTGGCGATACGGTCAATGGTGGCGGTCACATCTACTGGTCTGTGACCGGTCCTCAGGTGAACCCAGGCTACCAGTCGATCTTCAACTTCTATCCTCAGCAGAGCACGCTGCGGGAAGCTCTCGAAGCTCTCGGGATTCCGTTCAATGTAGGCGGGGCCGCTACAGCCCCCAGCATGGCCGAGTTCTTCAACAGCAATTTCGCGGCTACCGGTGCCGAGGGTGTGGCGTTCAACTACAAGATCACAGGTACGAACACCCCCACCAGCTTCAATGCCACGAGCCTTCCAGGTGGCCTCTCCGTCAATACTTCCAGCGGCCTGATCTCAGGCACTCCATCAGTAGGCTCGGCTGGCCTGTACAGCGTGCAGATGAGCGCCACCAACGGGTTTGGAACAGGTCTTCAGGCATTGGCTCTGACGATCGGTGGCGGCAGCCTGGCACCAGGATTCTATGTAGCCACCACCGGGAACGACTCGAATGCAGGCACGCTCAACTCGCCGTTCGCAACCCTCACACGTTGCCAGACAGCCATGCAGGCAAGCGGAACGAACAAGACCTGCTACGTCCGTAGCGGTTCATACACTCCTGCGGTTATCACCAATTGTGACGGAGGCTCGAACACATGCCTTCTGGACTTGCAGCATGCAGCAGATGGCGTCACATACCAGTACTATCCTCCTGACGGTTACAACAGTGCCAACATCACAGGTGGTTCCAACGCTGTCGGCAATGGTGCTTACACTTGCGTAGCAGTACATGCTCACAATGTCACATTCAACGGCATTCATATCCATAATTGCCAATACGCCATCTTTCGAACAACCGGTGGCTCGATTGATAGTCTTCTAGTAAGAAACAGCGAACTGGACAACACTTTCATAGGCCTTCAGGCATTCAGTTCTGGTGCTGTGTCCTGTTCCGGATGCAGTAACGCAATGGTATCCCACAATTACATTCACGACATGGGGACTACTGCCGTATCGTTCGCCAATGTGAACGGTACAGTTACCAATATGACTGTGGACGGAAATTACATTCAGACTACCTGCAAGGCCATTTCTGATTGTGGGGCTGTCTACCTAGTAGAACCTACTAATATGCAGACGTCGACAGGCACAAGATGGACCAACAATTACATCCGGGACGGTAATGTGACGGCTGGCGTGCACTCCAACTCGGGACAGGCGTTCTACACTGACGATTGCGTTTCTAACGTGGTAATCTCAGGTAACGTCATCACCGGCCGTAATGGCTCGAATACTATGAACGTCATCCATGGTGGCAAGAATGTCAGTATGGTAAACAACCTGGTTGACATCTCCACGTTCCAGGAGAAGATTGCTGCATTCCAGACTTCCAGCATCAACATCGTATGTCCTGATGCTTCCATGAGCGGCAACCAGATCGAGAACAACATCATCATCGGAAGCGGTCCAGGACTTGGCTATGCAGTTCTCAGCGGCACGCCTCCGAACATTCCTACCATCATCAATAACGACTATTTCCCGTACGTGGACGGCGCCATCATCTCGACTGGGGCCTACTCCGACCAGAACCGCAGCGCTCAAGACCCTTTACTCACGAACTGGGAATACAACATAGGCGGAACCAGCGCCGTCCTGAGTTCGCCTGTGAGCTTCGAGGACATCTGTCGGACATGGGGACCGCCAGGATTTGTCGTACCGCATACAGGTACAGTGCCATCAAGTCCGCATCCATAGGAGGAATCATGAAGTCTGCACTTGCAGGAATAGCTCTCAGTGCCATCGCCAGCAGTGCAATGGCCTGTGGCGTTCCTGCGACATTCCCATGCCAGCCTGTCAGCTTCGATCCAACCGATCCTGCAGCTTCCGGCTACCGTATCGTGTTTGCCGACGACTTTCTGAACTCCTCGACCATTGATATGGCCGACAGTGGAGCTGCAGGATTCCACTGGTACAGGCGCTGGTGGTTCCAGGCTGGTGCGCAGCCAGCCGGAGACATCGTGACAGGTGCCGGTGGACTCGTCCTCACTCCCAGTCTCAATGCCGGTCCAAACCTGGCATTGACCACGGCCGTCCGCATAGGCGGAGCCGGACAGCATTGGGCTGGGACGACGTTTGGCGGAGGCTACTATGCAGAGGTCAGCATGTCATTCGACGGACCTGCCATCGTAGCGGCAAATTTCCTTGGAAGTGATGGCCAGCCAGGATGGCCTGCGTTCTGGGCTGAAAGCATCAACTTTCTTGTTCCAGAACGTGCAGTTGATGCGCAGTGGCCGGGGCAGGTAGCCGGCTACACGCATTTTATCGAAGACGACATGTTCGAGTACGACAATACTGGAGACGTTACCCATAAATGGGGGTCCGGGATATGGGACTGGTCGGGCATTAGCGGTGCTTCATCGTGCTCCGGCTATACGACAAACGGGCCGAACCATTGTGGCATTCTCAATCTTAACAATATCGGGACCAATCAAAACACGGCATTCCTGTGTGCGAGTGCTAGCTGCCCGACCATCACATGGAATGTTTCGACGTTCCACACACTTGGACATCTCTGGGTAGCCGGAGATGCGAATAATGCCCAGACTGGGTTCATCCAGACGTTCTTCGATGGCAATGAAGCCAGGGCGAACAATGGTGCGCTCAGCAGCAAGACTACCTGGGTGAACGGAACCATGCCGGCTCCAGCCTCGCTACCCAACAGTCCGCGGGTCTGGAGCATTCATGACACGCCGCCAGGCGAAAAGGTGGCGGTGATTCTTGGGGCGGGTGCAGGGCAGGCGTTTCACATAAAGTTCGTCAGAATCTGGCAGATACCAGGTTGCGGACAGGTCTATCATTAAGAGGAAAGCATATGCGTGAGCTTACAGAAGAAGAAGTCGACATGGTATCTGGTGCTCGCTGGCACCATTATCAGGCAAGACCTGTAGCTGCTCAGGCAGCGTACCCGACTCAGAGAATCGATCCGTCTATTACGGACCCTTATGTGATAGCATATATCGAATTCCATGCCCTCAGAACGGATGGGCTCTCGTCATCATTGGTGGCTTGATGAAACTCAAGCGGTGGCTGAGAGCCTTCAGGCTCTGGCGCAACAATCGAAGGATAGAAAGATGCCTAGCAAGACTCAATCGCAAGCCAGGCTGATGGCGGCTGCCGCTCATACCAAAGGCGGGTATGGTGGCGTACCTCAGAAGGTCGGGAAGGAATTCAACCAGGCCGACAAGGGCGGCAAGTTGCTCAGCAAAGCCGCTCACAAGCCACACAAGGCTGGGAGAGGGAAATGATCGGTACGCTCATAGGAATCGTTTTTGCTCTCATAATCCTTGGTGTCGTGTGGTGGGCAGCTCAGACGCTCATGGGTCTTCTTCCAATAGCTGAGCCATTCAAGACGATTATCTATGTGGTCATGGTCGTGATCCTGGTCATGATTGTTCTGTGGGTACTATGGACGCTCCTGCAGATGTCAGGGGTGATGTCCATGGGTGGCAGCCTGCCGACACTTGGCCACAGGTGATCGCTGATTTCGGGGTTGCAGGAATCACAATTGCTGCGTTCATGCTTGGCATGATCGTTGGCGCAATCCTTGGGATTCGCGTATTCCTGTGGGCGATCAGCGAGTTCACGACGGTGGAGAAATAGATGCCATATTATGGGTTCAAGTCGGAAGTCCTGGCCCGCCTTGATACGATCATAGCCAACCAGGTGGCGTTAGCTGGACAGATGGTGATGGAAATGGCTACTCTCGACGAAATTGTTTCCAAGGTTGAAGAAGAGAAGACCCTGGTCGGGGGTCTTCAGACGTTCGTGCAGGGGCTCAAGGACCAGATTGCTGCATTGCCGAGCATGACCCCTGCCATGCAGGCCCAGATCGACCAGGTGTTTACGGCGGTATCTGCTAACAGCAAGGCCATTGCTGATGCGATGGTAGTGAATACGCCTCCGGTAGCGTGATGACCTGGGTATTCAGGAACGGAGAGATGGTGGAGAAGACCGGGCCGGTGATCAATCCTGCCCGCTCCTCTCTCCCGTGTCCGAATGTCATCAGGGATGGTCTGTCTGAACCTTTGCAGCATCAGGCCAATGGCCGCTGGTATGAGTCCAAGCGTGCCATGGAGAAGGCGGATAGGGAGGCCGGATGTGTCTGCATCGGCAATGAGACCCCTCCGCCTTCCAGGCCAGAGCTTCCAGAGATCACGATGGCTGATGTCGAGAAGGCCTATGCCAAGGTCGAGCAGGGCTACAAGCCTACAATTCCTGTAGAAAAGGTGGACAATCCAGAGACTGGATGGGTATAACATTCAATGCCTGAAGAACAAGCTGCACCTTCTCTGGAAGATACCGTTTCCAGTGCCATGGAGAAGCAGGAGGCTGCGTTTGAGAAATCGCAGCCTGAGACTGCTCCTGAACAAGCTCCTGAACCTGAAAGGGTTGCCGAGCTTGAACCTGCCGAGGCTGCCAAGCCTGAGGAGGAAAAGCCGCATGACAAAGAACGGGACGACAAGGGGCGGTTTAAAACTAAAGCAACTGAGAAACAGGCTGAAGAGCCCGTTGAAGCTAAGCCCGAAGACACGCAAGAAGCTGTACGGCCAGACATCTCCAGGCCGCCAAAGCGTCTACCGCCAAGGCTGAAGCATATGTGGCTGAGCCTGTCCGAGCAGGCTCGCGAAGACATTCATAATAGAGAGACCGAGGTCGAGAAATCGTTCGAGCCCTACAAGGGGCTTGGCCGCTATGTGCAGCAGGCAAATTCGAACGGAACCACGCTGCAGGCAGCTGTAAGGGATTATGCGGCACTCGAGGACGCATTCCGCCAGGACCCTCTCAGAGGCGCCATCTATGCCTGGCAGCGCATCGGGGTTCCTCCTCAGGTCATCAATGGCTGGGTTGGCAGTATCATGGGCGGACAGAATCAGGGCCAACAGGCACAGGCTCCGCCGCCACAGCCTGGCATGACCCAGGATCAGATCAGGGCGCTGGCCAGGGAGGAGCTTGAGAGCAGCCGTGTCATGTCCACCATAGAGTCGTTCGTTCGCGATCCGAAGCATATCCATCTCCAGACGGAGATGCTCAACCCGGATGGCACGATCGATCTTGGCCCGGAAATGGGGCCTCTGCGCAACAACATGCATAAGCTGTTGAATGCCGGACTTGCAAATGATCTTGAAGATGCTTATAAACAGTCGTGTATAAGACATGGACTTGATCCAGCAGCCCAGCCAAATGGCAGTGCGGCGAGCGGACAGGCCCAGAGGACAGCGGCGGCAGAAAGATCACGCCAGGCTGCAAAGGCGACAGTAGGCGCACCGTCCTCGAACACACCGAGGCAGCAGCGTTCCGACAACCAAGCTGACAACAGATCGCTTGAACAAGTTGTTGCGGACGCGATGGCTCGCCAGGAAGGCCGCCAGTAGGGTCCGCTAAAGGACTCTGCCAATGGCATCCCCCCTTTCATTTACAGTCGACTGGGGTGACCTCGTCACCACCACGATGGAAGACCGCCAGCGTACGCTCGCTGACAACCTTTCCAACAACAATGCATTTCTCGCCTTCTTGAAAAGACGCGGCAACAGCACGTCCTACACGGGCGGTCGCGAAATTATGGAAGAGCTGGCATATGCCCAGAATCAGACATTTCTCTGGTATAGCGGCTATGAGCCTCTGAATATTGCCCTCAATGATACGATGACTGCCGCACGCTTCCCAGTGAAGCAGGCTGCAATTGCCGTCGTTATCTCCGGGCTAGAGCAGATCCAGAACTCTGGACGTGCCGAGGCCATGAACCTCGTGATGCAGCGCCAGAAGATCGCAGAGATGACTTTCTGGAACGCCATGAGTTCAGGCGTCTACTCGGACGGTACGGCATTTGGCGGCAAGCAGATTGGCGGCCTTGCGCTGCTGGTCTCGAAGGCGCCGCTCACAGGCATCGTCGGCGGCATTGATGCTGCAGCCAATGTCTGGTGGAGAAACGTCGCATTCGACCAGACGGTCGACGCGCTCAGCACTGTCTCAGCCACGAACATCCAGGCCTACTTCAACAAGATCACGCTTGGCCTGAAGAGGAATTCGGACGGTATCGATCTGATCGTGGCCGACACGAACTTCTATGCCTTCTATCTGGCTTCTCTCCAGACCATTCAGCGCATCACCAGCGAAGGCGGTTCAAGCGTCGGAGCAGGCTTCACGGCTCTCAAGTACTATGGAGCCGGTAAGGAAGTTGATGTGATCCTGGACGGCGGCAAGGGTGGACAGATTCCAGTCAACACCGCGTATTTCCTCAACACTGAATACTTCAACTACAGGCCATCCAAGTCCCGCAACTTCACGGTGATCGGCGGCGAGCGAGCCAATGTGAACCAGGATGCGGTGGTCAAGCTGATGGCTTGGGCAGGCAATATCACGATCTGCAACAGGTCCCTTCAAGGAGTGCTCTTCTGATGACCATCTCATCCTTCCAGTTCGAGGACGCTGGTCCGCACCTTCCTGTAGAAGGCCCGTACGGTTCAGGCGGCAACTTCCCTCAGCCGAGCTTCAAGCCCGGCACTGTGACTGCTGGTGACAACGGGGCAGAGTTTATCTTCCTGCTTCTTGATGTCGTGAATGGTTACACATCGAACCAGGGCGATGCATTTGTCTGGGACAACACGATGGTTGGTTCCAGAACAGGCGAGATTGCAACGACCGGCGAATACGATATCGGCCTCAACTGTGGCACGATCTTCCTTGGTGGCAAGACCGGTGACAGCACCGGCCTGGTCGGCAACTGGTCATATACGTTCACTCCAGGTCTATATGGTATCTGGGTCCAGCGGGCTGGCGCGTCACTCTGCAACATCAATGCGACGACCACCCTTGCGATTCCAGGTACGATTGGCGGCACTCCTTCGCGCATCACCTTCCTGGCCATTACCACGAAGTCCAATGCAATCGCGCCGGGATCGCTGGCATTCATGCCGACGTCCAAGACCTTTACGGCCGACACTCTTGCCGGTTCCGCAACGCTCCTGAACGTCAACGTCGGCAAGTTCATCCAGAAGGGTATGCGCCTTACCGGTACCGGCATTCCGACGACCACGGCCTCGGCATCGACCCACATAATCGACATCAATGGCTCGACTGTGACGATGTCGGCTGCGGCTACTGCATCAGGTACTGGTGTGACCATTACGGCTCTGTCGAACTCGACCTCAGGCACGACGCTGAGCGGTTCTCCAGTTCTGAGCAACATTCAGGCAATCAACGGGTTCTATCCGAACCAGACGATTGCTGGCACAGGCATTCCGGCATCGACCACGATCCTGTCGATCACCGGCAGCGGAAACCGCTACCAGATAACAATGTCGGCAAATGCTACAGCTTCAGCCAATAACATCTCGTTCACGACCACGGCCATGCCGAACTACAACGAGGTCTTTCTGAGCTGGCCGTACTACACCGCAGCGACGAGTGCGTAATATGGAAATCAGTCTGGTCTATGGGCTTGTCAATGCCTCGAACTACAGGGATTTCAAGCTTGTAACCAACGAGCTGTTTTTTGGTGACTCCGGGCATGTGTTCTACTACATCGCTCCTGCTCAGGTCTCATGGACGATCATGTTCGTGGACAGTACGCTGAAGCATATGGTCCTGACCCGTAGCCACAGCGATTCTGATCAGTTTCCTACATTGCTGACGGACTTTCCGAATGCGGTTCAGATCGAACAGGAAATGCCGCTGACTGTAGGCGGCTGGCACGAGACCTGATCATGGCAGCTCTCTCCGCAGCAAACCATGAAAGCCTTGGACTTCTGCTTCTTCCGTACGCCAACGCATGCGGGATTGATGGCCGTCCTCAGCGGATGACCAAGATTGCGGCAAAATGGGTGACAATGCTGGAAGGTATGGGCTGGGTGCTAGCTCCGCCTGATGTCGGAAACACGCCTTTGGCGGCTGGTGACCGTGTTCTTGCTTCAGCCTTGTGCATAAGCATGGCTCAGCAGGAAGGATATGCTGGACTCAGTGTCGAGTGGAACACTTGCGGAGTAGGATGGGTTGTTGATGCCGAGACAGCTACTTGGGGATTCACGGTGCCGTGACGATCGATGTGATGAACTTCGCAAGAGAGACAGAGTTGAGAGACGCGATTGTAACGCTTGAGCATGCAATCGAGCTTGTAGGCGGTGCCACTGATTCTACGAACAGGATGATGAAGAAGCTCAAGGAAGAGCTTGAGAAGGAAATCAAGAAGAACTCCAGCGTCAAAGAGGGGTAAGTGGACATCCTATGGCAACAATCGAAAGATTGCGCGAGGTGCTTCATTATGATCAAGTCCCAGGAATCTTTACGTGGCTTGTCAATCCTGGAAAGAAAAAACTTAACGGCCACGTTGCAGGAACCGTCAAGTCAACGGGCTACAAGGCTATTCAATTTGACGGCCGTTCTTATCTTGCTCATCGTCTTGCATGGGCTTGGATGACAGGTAGATGGCCTGGTAGAATTGATCATAGAAATGGCGACTGTCTTGATAATCGCTGGGAGAATTTACGGGAAGCGACATCAGTTCAGAACTCGGTGAACCGTCGTAGACCAGTGCATAACATGTCTGGATTCAAGGGAGTAAGGAAGCACGGTTCCAGGTATCAAGCCAAAATCAGAGTGGCCGGGAATATGATCAATCTCGGATATTTTGATGATCCTGCTAAAGCTTCTGCCTGGTATTATGCTTTTGCGCAGCTTGCCTATGGCGAATTTGCCAGGAGTAATTGAATGGCCACGACAATCCCAGCTATTCTTGCAGCTCTCCAGACCCCAGCCGCAATCAATAACTGTGCGGCATGGAACGCGTTCCCGCCGTCGCCAGTGATGACTGCAGCACAGCGGGCGACTGTTGTTACGGCTTTGCTTGCTGGTACGATTACGACCGAAGCATCAGCTCTAGCGCTGATTGCCACGGCCGCAACTGGCGGGATCAGTCAGAAATCGGTTTGGGACCTCATGGTTCTAAATCCTGCAACGCTTGGATAAGTCATGGGCCTTCCAGTCCAGCAAGACAGCATGGCGCCTATCTCCGTCTTGAACATCGCGGCGGCTACTGTGGTGAAGAACGGTCCTGGCTTTGTCTTTGCTGTCGGTACGACGACAGGTCCATGCACCCTGAACGACACCAATATCGTCGGTGGTGCCGTAGCTGGCAATCTGATTGCAACCACGGCCACCGCTACGGGCGTGACACAGATCAATTTCAAGTTTAATATCGGGCTTCTGGTTACGCCCGCGGCTGGCGTGGCCTCCGTCAGCTTTGAGTGATCTCATGAACTATGCAGATGAAGGCGTATTCGCCACATTCGGCGAGAACAATTCCCGTGATTTCGAGGCAATGAACAAGGGCGTCACGCCCATATTCTTCTATGAGCCTGTCCCTGACGACGCTGCTTCCGAGCGAGAGGGGCGGCTGGTCTGCCGCGACATGGAACGTGTCCGCCTCCAGATTGCAGGTGATCCATTTACCGCCGCTGTTCACCCGGTCACGGACTACGACCGTCAGCGGTTTCCGGATGCCTACCGTCACTGGAAGCAGTCTAACGAGGCCCAGCACATTGTTGGAACTCCGCTGAAAATGTGGCCACCTGCTTCGCCCTCGCTGGTGAAGGAGGCTGAGTCGGTCAATATCTACTCTGTCGAGAACCTTGCAGCTGTGGCTGACGTCCATATCGGACGGCTATCAAATGGCCGTGAATGGCGTGAGAAGGCTATATCATGGCTGAATGTAGCCAAGGACAGTGCGGCTGGTACAGCTTATGCCGCAGAGAATTTGCGTCTAAAGGAACGGCTTGCGGCTCTTGAGACGCTTGTCCAGAATCCCGCAGCCATCCGTGCTGAGCCTGCCATTGCCGAAACTGTAGGGCATGATATTGCTGGCACGCTTACATCAGGCTACGATCGCTCAGCCATGATGAAGCGTGTATGGGCGGAGAGGAAGGCCAGGCAGGAAGCTGCTACTCTTCCTTCCGGCAGCTGAACGGAATATCCGGCGGCAGCGATTCCCGGCCCCATACTTTAGCGTGGTACTCAGCCACCTTTCGAGCTGCCGCTCGCGGGTTGGCATTGACCTCGGCACCTGTGAGCCTGATCAGGCCCAGCACGTTTGGAGCTGCACGAAGGATTTTCTCACGCAGCTTGTCACGCATCTGCTGCTTCGGGTCCTGATGGTAGGCGCCATCGATCTCCACGAGCACGAGTTTGGGCTGTTCGATTACCATCCTGGAGACTATCGCAATATCAACGCGGTAGCCTTGTATCCAGACTTGGACGACGATTGCAGTCCCGCCAGAATTCAGCCACCTTGGTATCTGCAGACACGGCATGGCAACGAGGCGGTCACCGTGTACCCATTGCTGGAAGCAAAGCCATGGCAGGAGAGGCCGCTCTATCGGGCTCTCAGTCTGGTTGATGATATCCAGAAAGACGTTCCTGAACCCGCCAGGGATGAACCTGTTGCGGTTCAGAGCGTCTTCCTTGGCGTTGAGGTATTCGATTTCCCAGCGGCCGCTATATTCAAGTCTGGTGTTAAGCATCAAACTGGCCTTCCTCTAGAAGAGCTAGGTGTTTTTTGAGGAGGTCATTGTGTACAAGGAGCAGGTCTCTATGTTCACGGAGTAAGTCTTCGTATTTACGTTTGATACACTTGTAGTTATTGTCAACCAGCGCAAATAATTCACCTGCATACCATTTATTACAATAAGCAATGCTGCTGGTATATATTTGAATTGCACAACGGATCATAGTGCTTTGTGTAAGACCTTTCCTGGTTGCCCAATATTCAAGCCAATGATGATCGTCATCACAAAGCCGAGTGCAGCATAGTTTTCGCTTGACAAATGATTTTGTAGGAATCGGCATTTCTTGCTCCTCGCCTGAACACCATGTTAAGCTAGCACATAATTAGCAGAGATAAAGTGGCTGAGATCAAGGTAAACGTTTACGAGGAAGCCGCCAGTGACCTTGCTAACAATCGTCCAGAAGGCAGCGGCTAGGGCTGGCTGGGAGAACATCCCAAGCTCTGCAATCAGCAACACCAGCACTGACGCGCTCAGCATTCAGCAAATGATCGCCTTCGCACAGGATGGCGGAGACGATGCCCAGGAGCGTGCTGGCTGGGTAAGGCTCGACCGTTCCGCCACGTTCACCGGTGATGGAACGACAACTCTGTGGACGCTCCCGGCAGACTGGGTAAGGTTCAGTCCTGGCGACAAGGCTCCATACAGCCCGCTGGTATCCAGCAAATATCCGCTTCTACCGCTTCTGGGCCCTGTCAACACCGAAGAGTTGAACCAGCTGAAGGCGTTGCCAGCCTCGACCGTTCGTCCTGTGTGGCGGATTGTCGGCACGTCGATCGAGCTGTGGCCAGCGATCTCGGCTGGCGAGATCATCACGTTCAGCTACTACTCGTCCTACTGGATTCTTGCCAGTAATGGCACCACTCGGAAGGCCGAGTGGTCTGTCGATACGGACACATCGCTGATCCCTGAGCGGCTCATTCAGAAATACATTCTATGGCGGTGGATGGCCAGCAAGGGCTTCGACTATGCCGAGGCGTTCCGTGACTATGAGATGGCGCTTCCAAGAATGGCTGCCCAGCAGATGACCGAGCGCACAATCTCCACATCGAGAGACTGGATAACCAGCGGATACGGGTTCTATGGAACGATCACCGACAACACGACGCCAATATGAGTTTTGTAGATACGGTCTGGACCGTAATTCTTGTACTCTGGATATACTGGCTTTTTACTAGATGAACTGCATGTTCGACCACTACGCGCCTGCAATCGGCTGGTTCTGGTTTCCTGATGGCTGCTATTGTCAGGAGGACCAGCTTCAGCCACTGTGTGCCTATCATGCCGAGCGGTCTAGATCGCTTCGCTATGACATCAAAGAGTTCATCTATTGGGGAGCGTGACATGCATGGGCTTGTTCCGAAGGGCCTCCAGAACTGGCAGTGGCGGCACTGGTGGCGGAAGCATATGCACAATGAGCCTTACTACTGGGGTGCGTGATGCTGAAGGCTCTTCGTGACAAGACCCAGGGACAGCGGAACAAGGTGTCCGAGTCTAGGTCGCTTGGGGTGCCGGTAAAGGGCTGGTATGTTGGTGCGCCTATGGCAGAAGCTCCTGCTGGCACAGCATTTCTTCTCGAAAATACTTTTCCTGAATACGACTACATCCGCCTCCGTGGCGGTGCCGTCCAGTTCGCTACCGGCATGAGCGGAGTCGTCCGCACTCTTCTTCCGTACACCGATGGTACGGCAGGCAAGCTGTTTGCTGTCAATGCTGGGAACATCTTTGACATCTCATTGGGCGGGGCTGTCGGTGCCCCAGTCGTGACCGGACTGAATGCGACAGCTATCATGTCCTATACCCAGTACTCAGGGACTGGGCCTCAAACCTTGGTGTGCGCCAACGGAGTTGATCCTCTCCAGTTCTACAATGGGACTTCATGGTCTACTGCACCTGCGTGGACAGGGCTTGGCCCTGCTGCAATTTCGAATGTCTGGCAATACAACAACAGGCTTTATGGCATCGCTGCCAACAGTACTGATGTTTACTACGTGGGCGTCAATGCGATTGGAGGACCAGTAACAATCTTTCCAATGGGTCCTCTTCTCCGGCTCGGTGGGAAGCTGGCAGCAGGGGGCACGTGGACGCAGCTGACTTCCAATGGCATCCAGTACACCTGGTTCGTGATCTCCACTGAAGGCGAGATCATCGTGTTCACTGGGTCATTCCCAGGGGATACGACAGGCGATCCGTGGCGGCAGACAGGTTGCTACAAGATGAGCCGTCCGCTTGGACAGAACTGCATCCAGGCAGGGGGCGGCGATGTGGCCATTCTTACAGAGGAAGGCATCGAGGCGCTGAGCCAGGCCAGATCACTGGACGAGATTGCCATTGCTCCTAGGGCCGTATCTGCTGCCATAGGCCCGGCATTCAGAGAAGCTGTCATTGCCCGTTCCGGACTTGTTGGATGGCAGATGATTGTCTGGCCTCTGCGCTATATGGCCATTGTTAACATGCCGCAGATAGGGCCGCCTCATACACAGTTCATCTCGAATGCGAGAACTGGAGCCTGGTGCCGCTATATAGGCTGGGACGCCAGATGCTTTGCAATTCATGGGCTCGGCCAGAGCAAGCTGTATTATGGAACTTCGGATGGCCGTGTCATGCAGGCGGAACAGGGCGGTATGGACGATGGCCTATCCTATTGCGGGACCATCTTCTATTCCTACAGTGCTGTAGGTACGCTTGATGTCGGCACGGCTGGCAGCGGAGCTGTTGTCAGTGCAGGACAGAGTACATCGCGCAAGCAGGTGAAGATGATAAGGCCGAGGTTCCAGACCAACATTCAGGACATCATACCCAAGATCACGATCAATACCGATTTCAACACGACCATCCCGTCACCACCACCGCCATCAGGAACCATTCCGGCTGGAGCACTATGGGGCGTTGCGAAGTGGGGTGTGGACAAGTGGCCAGGTCCCAGCTTCTTCGAGACTCAGCATTGGCACGAGACCTATGCAATGTCTTCCGTGCTTGCTCCGGTCATTCAGATATCGATCAAGAATGCGACTACGCCAGACCTCAGACTGACCAATATTGATGTGCTCTTCGAGTCAGGGAACATCTTTGGATGAGTGCGACCATATTTGCATCACAAGTAGGAGTGACATCAACCTCGGCTCAGATCGTCTCTACCAGAGCGAGCAGAGTCGATCTCAGGATAAGATTGCTGTCAAAGGCAGCTCCGTTAGAGGTCTCATTTGGATCATTTTCTCTTGGTCAGGGCTATGTCGTCCCCTTGGGGACTGACTTTGTTCTGACTGGCTATACTGGAGCGGTATGGGGAGCTGTCGGAAGCGGAGTTTCAATAATTGCGACGATTCTGGAAACTGTATGAGGGATGTAGTCCAGGACAATCGGAGAGCGAGGAGGGTCATCGAGGCTAATCTTCCAATCCATGTGTCAGTTCCGTATTCTGGACTTTTGCTCGTGGATGGCAAGAGGCTGCTAGGGGCTTGCGTATTCGATCGCTGGAATCGTCGGAACGTGGAGTTCACCTGCGTCCTGCTTGAGCATGACATTGGGATGCGGATAGCCAGGCGTGTAGCCTATTATGTCTTCAGCCCCCACAACATGGGGTGCCACCGCTGTACAGCCACTACTCCTAGGAGTAATACTAGGGCAATCAAGGCTCTCGAAACTCTAGGATTCAGGTTCGAGGGTATCATGAGGGAGTACTTCCCTGATGACGACGGGATGGTCTATGGGCTGCTGCGCAGCGAGCAGAAGATAATGAAAGGGCTACGCTAATGGGTGGTGACTCGCCGCCTCCGGTTTATCAGCCGCCGCCGCCAACTCCTCCTGATCCATTTGCGACAGCGCAGGCTCAGCAGGGCTACAATATCAATGCGGCTATTGCTCAGAACCAGCTTAATAATACGAACCAGATTACTCCGTACGGGCAGATTCATTACACGCAGACTGGCGGTGGACTTGTAGGTGCCACGCCAGCTCAGGCTGCCACTCCGGCAACAGGCGGATACTGGAATGGACAGGCATGGATTCCGACAGGCGGATCGCCTGGACATCCTGCCACTGAAGGCCAGTTCGTACCACAATATACAGCAACTACAACGCTTAATCCAAAGCTGCAGGGTATCGTCAATACGACGATGGGCAATGCCCAGACCAATGCAAACCTTGAGGGAAAGCTTCTTGGCAATGCACAGCAGACGCTCACGCACCCACTTGACCTTAGCTGGGGCGCTCTTCAAAACAATATTTACGGACTGGAGCGGAACACCCTCGACCCGTACTGGAAGCAGCAGCAGGAGCTTGAAGACCAGAAGCTCGCCAACCAGGGACTCACGCCAGGATCGCAAGGGTGGGGATATGACCAGACGCAGTTCGGACTGAACAAGTCCAATGCCTATACGGACGCGATGCTGAAGGCACAGGGGCAGGCCGCATCAGACATCACTGCCCAGTACAACAGCCCGCTGAATGTCCTTAGCGCTCTTAGATCAGGATCGCAGGTCTCGCAGCCCGGCGTAGGGCAGCCTGCTTCTACTGCGCAGGGACAGATAGGCGCTGCTCCATATGCCTCGGTTGCTCAGGGCAACTACGCTATCGGCTCGCAGAATTTCAATGCAGCACAGGACGCCACACAGAAACAGTACCAGGCACAGCAGTCCCAGCAGAATCAGCTGCTAGGAGGCCTGTTCGGACTTGGTGGGCAATTGCTCGGGGCGATCCCTGGTCTGGCTGCGATATGATCGGGGCAACCGTATTCGTAATAAGCACTCCGATGTCCGAGAAGTTCTGGAGCGCGATCCTTCTTTTTGAATTGGTCATCTGGCTATGGCCCTGACTACATACGACCCGAATGGCCCTCTGATTGATCCTGATGTCCAGGCGTTGCTTGACCGCTATCGGCAGCAGCAACTTCTCAGGCAGCTTTCTGGTCAGCAGGAGGATGTCGGCAATCCCAAGAATGTAGGCGAAGGCATCAATGCGCTCGGCAAGGGTGCAGCTAATATGCTTATGGGCTTTGCTGCCCATAAGCAGGCCTCTGATCAGGCTGCATTGCAAAGCAGAATTGCTAGTACGTTTGGAGGAATGGGCGGTTCAGGAATGCCAATGCCGAGATATACGGAACCTGCTGGAATGGCTGCCCCACTGAGCGGAGCTGGGCCACTAGGTTCTGTTTCTCCATCAAACATCGATACAGCAGCATTGTTTTCTCCGCATCGCTGGGCCCGTGGACTTGTTCCAGCCTCGGCATTCAACAGTTCTCTTATAGCAAAGGGGCTTTCTCCTGCAGCAGCTGCAGGGGTAACTGGCAATGCCACATGGGAAAGTGGTGCGCCCAAAGGATATGTCTATCTCGATCCTGCAACTGATGCCAATGTGAAAAACTGGGGTACAGGAGATGCTGCTGTAGGCTCCATTCAGTGGGAAGGTGCCCGCAAGGCAGGAGTAGGCCCAAGTCTTGAGAGCCAGACGAAGCACATTGCGGATGAGCTGAGGGCTGGAAATCAAGGCCTCAGTCTGGCTTCTCTCAATGCGATTCAAGACCCGGCACAAGCTGCAGCTGCAGTTAACAGACTATATGAGCGCCCGAAGGATCCTGCAGCTAGCATGGTTCAGCGGCAGGCTTATGCACGGCATGTCTATGGTAGTGGAGGCGTACAGCAAAATGCCTATCAGGGGCAGCCATATACTGCCGCTGCTCCTGGCGGACCTCAGTCTGCTACCGGTTATGGGAAGCGTGTTGAGGCAGACCCTACATCCTATGGTGTTCCTCCTGGCCAGGAAGCAATGGCCCGCAAGAAGAACGCTGATGAAGGAGCGGGACTTTCAGATGCGCAAAAAGCTACCATGGATTTATGGCTTCGTGGTGGTGGCTCTCCAGCTGCCAGACGTGTTAAGCCCCCTCCGGTTCTAGACCAGGGCAGACCTGACGACGATACACCTATTCCGCCGAAGGACCCGTTAAATCCGGTCTCCTATGGCGTACCGCCTGGTCAGGTTGCTGGTGACAATGTAGTTCCTGCCAATCTCCCGCCGCCGATTTCTGAAGGCCGGTCTGTAGCCAGGACCGCTCCTGACGAAACATCTCCAGATATGATGGGAGCGCCTCCCGTAAGATTTCAACAGACGACTCCTCTTGGAACTCCTGGGCATTATCTACCGCCAGGTCCTGTTCCTATTGGGCCGCAGCAAGGTCTTGCTCCTGGCGGTCCGATCGCTGGTGGAGGCCCCCAACCTCCGCCTGTCGCGGAGACGCAAGCACGTCCTCCTGCGCCAACTCCTCCTGTGCAGGCGCCTGCGGCTCCTCCTCCGCCGCCAGCTGCTCCGATCCCTGCTGGCGGCGGTCCTGGCCGTGCTCCTCCTGGCACGCACTGGGCACAGCTTCCTGGTCCTCCGCTATTGCTGGCTGACAATCAGGATGCTGCTACTGCAGGGGGTGGTGGACAAGCTACGAGTCCTGGACTGCTTGCGCAGCTGTTTGGTGGCAGTGCGCAAGCAGCTCCTATCAGAGCGCCTGCCGGGCCTGCCCTGGCTGGTGGGCTAGCTGGACGAACTGCTCAGCCACAGCATGATCCAATGCTGGCTGGGGCCCAAGGAGGGCCGCCAGTTCAGCAGAGTCAGGCGGCTCAGTCTGGTGGGCAAGAGTCATCTGGCAATCCGTATTTCGACAACCTTGTCCAGCAGCATTCCTATGCGATGGGGCAAGCTGTCAGGTACAAGCAGGGTGCGGCACAGGCTTTTGGCACTCCAATGGCTGCCCAATTCGATGCCGAGGGAAGGCGATGGGAAGGCATTGCTGACAAGACGAGAGAAGAGGCGAATGCATTCATTCTGAAGCGTCAGGAACAGGCTCATGAACGGCCGATGACGCAGGAGGAAGCGGATGCGCATGATATAAAAGATCGCAAGTCCTACGCGGTCAATGACAAGACCGGTGAGATCAAAAGAATTCAGGGGCTTGAAGAAGGCGATCGCATGCCTACTGCCGAGGACATACAGAAACATCCATGGGTTGGTGATCCAAAGAATGCCGGGATGTGGATGTTCGATAAGAATGACAAACCGATATATGTAGGCCCCAAGGCAAGCGAGGTTGGGAGTGACGAGGATAAGAACGTCGTTATTGGTCCGGGTGGCGAACTGACCAGTAAAAAGACGGGGGAGGTTATTCACAAGAACAAGCCTGAATCCAGCATGTCACCAGAGACGACTCGTTACATTGCTGA